TATCTTCTTTTATATTATCTTCTCTTATGCCTTTTGATTCGCTTTTGATTGGGTTTTGATTCGCTTTTAATTGGGTTTTTTCTGGGTTTTTTTTCTTTGGTCTTCCTCCCTTAGAGCCATTACGTCTATTGACTTCTGATAAATTTGTTGCTTTTTTATATTGATCATCTAAAAAATCAATTTTTATAACTCCATTTTCAACTTTTACTATTCCTTCTTCAACTAATTCATTTAATTGTTTTATGTGATTTAATCGCTTTAAAAGTTGTTTTTCTGTTAAATTGCATTCTCTTTGCCAATAGTAGCAGCAAATATTAATAAAAAAACCCTGTGCTTCTAATGAACAAAAACTAACATCTTTAGTTAAATATTCAGCTGGTTCGAATTGAAAATATGGTAATTCTTTTGCCATAATATCCTTTTTTTATACTATCCAGTTAAAAAGAAGTGTGCAGGTAGGATAGTGTAACCTCATTGAACAAAACCGCTAAATTTTGACACACCACAAATATAATAATTTATTTTAATATACCAAATTAAAATGGTAAATCATCATCTTCTGTATCACTATTGTTTAATTCTGGATTAACATTTGATTCAAGATTTGTAATTTTCCAGCCATCAATTTGATTGTACCATTTGCCATTAAATTCTTTACTTGAAATGTTAACAGCAACACTAACTTGTTGACCTTCATTAAACTTTTCCAGAACTTTCACTTTATCATCTCCAAAAAATGATATTGCTGTTTGTGGATTATATTGATCACCATTGTTAATTATGATTGTTTGCTTTTTCCAATCTTTTCCAGCTTTAGATGTTCCAGATTCTAATGTTAATTTTCTTTCTAATTTTCCTTTTAATTCCATTACTTTTTAATTTTTAGGTTTTTAATATTTAATTTCTTTTCAATTTCTCCTATTGTCATTTCCGTAGTTCTATTGTCCACAATAAAACCGTCACTATCTTCATAATAAATTTCATTACAGTGTTTGTCATATTCTCTTTTGCTCCAAAAACCGTTACAAAGTTCAAGATATATATCATTACCGTCCTTGTCCTTAATTCTAAAGGGAAAATCTTTTACTTTTAATTGTTGTGCTATTGTTTCCATTACTTTTTAATTTTTAGGTTTGTTATATTAATTTTTTTACTAATTTTTTAAATTCTTCATCAACTTGCATATATCCATTAATTGTATTTGAAGCATAAAGAACAGTTGCATGATTTTTATTAAATATTTTTGCAGTACTAACAGCACCTAAACCATATATTTTATGTATTATGTACATTGCAATTTGTCTAGGTTCTACATATTCTCTCAGTCTGCTCTTAGACATTAATTGATTTCTTGTAATTTTAAATCTTTTACAAATATTCAATATTAATAAATTTATTTTTTCTTCTTTTGTTAATGATGGTAAATCATTAAATACTGATGGATAAACCCAATAATTAAAATTCATATCTCTTTTTTTTATTTCGAATTCATTATCAATATAATCAACTTCATCTATATTTCCAAAGATGTTATATTGCTTCATTTTAAATGTTCTTTATTTGGGAACTCTATCAAAACTCCCTTATCTGCAAAAAATTTAATTATAATATCAATAATTTCATTCATTTGCTGTGTATTTAATTTAGTTGTTGATTCATAATCAAATAAAGTTATTTGTATCGGCTTCCAGAAAAACTCTTTTACAATGTTTGCTGTATATCTAGTTGATAAATCATAACCTTTTACACCTGTAAAATTAAATTCTAATCCAAGTTCATTTAATTGTTCTGCAATTATTGTAAAAAATTTATGTAGTGCAGCATTTTGTAAACTTGTTCGGCTGTTTTTAGACTCTTTTAAATCAACTTTTTTATTATTCTCGATAAAATAGTTACATCTAAATTTAAAAGCTCTTAAATCGCTTGTATTTGATAAATCATAAATCATTTAACACAACTTTTAACATAATTTCTTAAAACCTCTGAAACACCACCGTATTTTTTACAAAAATTCATAAATTCTTTTTTATCATCTTTATTTATATGAAAGTTAATTTTATCATTTAGTGATTTTTTTACTAATGGATGATTATAATTTAATCCTTTTCCAATTTGTTCTGCTAATTTATTACCTTTTGCATCTGATTTTTTAAATGTATTTTTCATTTTTATTTCTATTTATTTACTTAGTTGATTACACCATTTAGTTATATTATCACCATAGACAAACTTTCCTGTTTTTTCTGAATATGGCAACCATTTACCGTTTTTTTGCTTTACTGGTAGCTTTATAATAGTTTTAGAATATAAAAACCTACCAACGCCCCACATAACAGCAGCACGTTTAAAAGCATCAGATGCTTCACCTTTTTGCTTTTCAACATTTGATTCAGTACCGCAATCTTCTTTCCATGTCCAACAAGCACCATCTTTATCAACATCAATACCTATTGAGCAAAATAAATTTCCTTTGTGTTCTGAATATTTACATTGCCAAAATGCAACACCACAAACTTCATCAAGTAAATCTTGCACATCTCTAGCATCAATATAAGCAACACAACTTGCCCCATATTGATTTGCACTTTGCACTCTCCATTTAAATGGTATCTCTTTTTTTAAATCTTTTAAATCCATTATTTATAGTTTTTATCGTATTCGTAATTAATTAATGCTTTTTTTGCCTTTGATAAATCTTTTATTAGCTGTTTATGTGTATCATCAGTTTCAAAATCTTTATTCTTCTTTCTAACTTCATTTACTGATATTCTTTCTCTTAATTCATGTCCAATTCCAGAATATACTTCTTTGGTCATAAAGCAGTTAAGGTACTCATCACCTTCCCTTAACTGCTGAAAAAAATCTTTGCTAGTTATCATTTAATTCTATTTCAAGTAAGTCAATTAATTTATTTTCTATTTGCTGTTTAACGTTAACAACAGCTTTATCATTTAAAGAAAATTTTTCTTCATAAATATCTGATGTTTCAAAATTCCAAAAACTAACATTTGTAGCAGCAAAATAATCTATTGCTCCAGTTCTATCATCTTCTTCTTCAACTTGTAATTCATCATAATCAAAAGATGTTTCAACGTAAAAACCACCCTGAAAAAAACCATCAAATATTGCTGTTAATGTTTTCTTTTCAAAATCAATTTCATCTATGTGTAATAACTCCATTTTTATTTATTTTAAATTTATACATACAAATATACATACATTTATAAATACAAAACAAGTTTTAACATAATTATTTTTAAATAAAAATGCTAACTTACTGAAAATGAAATAGTTTAATTTATAGAGATATCATCTAATGATAACCAAAAATTATCATTTAGCTCTAACATTACACCGTCTATTGTTATTTTTGTGTAATCTGATTCTGGATAATCTTCTTTTAATTCGTGTATTGTTGGGTAAAATTCTTGCAATGTGCCACCTAAATTTTCAATAATATCTATTTCTAGTTGGCTGTATGGAACAAATACCTCAAAAGTCATTGTTTAAATGATCTAAATACATCTGTAAATGGTTTATAGCTTTTTGAATATCTTGTTTTTCATCATCCTTTTTACCACTTCTTAAAATATATTCCAATGCAGATGCTTTGCAATGTTGTAATTCAAAATCAAAAACTACATCAATTGCCTTTATTCCTTTATACTTCCCTATGTAATATGAAGGCGTTTTGCCTTCTTTATAATTTTGTTTGTTACTATCACTACTCATTGTTAAAAATAATGTGTTAAACGTGCTACTTGTCCATTCTCTTTTGAATGTATAAAACCTTCAATTGCTTTTTTACTTGTATATCCGTTTCTATTATGCCATGAATCAGTACCAGATGGTGATCTTAGACTTTCAACTGTTACATTAGCTTGAAAATCTTTACTTGTTTTATGATGTACATGGTGTGTGTAAATGTATCTGAATTTAACAGAACTCCAGTCTTTACTTTCTCCAGCCATTAACAAAGGTAGATCAGTTGTTTTTGCCCCATCTCCATGAGTTGTCCCAATCAAATTATTATGATATTTAAAGTATTTTCTATGTGATATACTGCAATCAAATGTAATATTTTTACAATTTCTAAAATGTGTTTTTATTACATCAGCTAAAAAGAATCCAGAAATATAATCATGATTACTTGGATTGAATGTAAAATGAACATCTGCAACAGTTAAAAGCATTTCTAAAGCATCAACATAGACTTTTTTAGCATTTAGAAAATTTTCATACCACATTCCATCTGTATCTTGAGGTGTTCCAGATGTTGTTTTTCTATGTGGTGTGTCAATGTGTAGAATATCATTACCACCAATAAAATTAATTTTATCTATATTAAAACCTTTTGATTTTGAAAGTATTCCCTCGATACCTTCTTTTACTCTTTTTACTGCAATATTTTGATTATAATCTTCACCAGATTCTAAAGCACTACAAAGTTTTCCAATATGAACATCTGCTGGATCAATAACTAATAAATGACCATCTTTTGCTTTTGCCCTTTTTAACTTTGGATATTTTGGTGCATGATTTTTTACTTCTTCAATTAAATCTTTTGCAAACTTTTCAAGGTTTTCAGATTCAGCATCTTTTTTTGAATGTAAAGAATAATGTTCTCCTTTATACCAGTAATGATTAATGTTTTCTGGATCAATGCCATTATTAACAGCTTCATTGACCATTCCTTCATCATAGCCTCTATAAATATAAAGTGCTTTTAATTTTTCATCACTTAAATAATACCTATTATTTTTTTTTGATTCCAAACATAAAACTTGTATTTCTTCATCATTTAATCTAAGTCTTTTTCCCATAATTAAAATAAAAGTTTATAAGCAATATTTGATGCAATCAAGATAAGTAAAAAAGAAAATGCTATTGCTAATAAAAAGGAAATTATTAATCTCTTCATACAACAAATGTATAAAAAAATATTTAATTACCTATTTTTCTTTTTTATAAAAGGTAAATCAACATTCTTTGTTACTGTTTTTGCAACATTTTCAACTGAACGTCCAACAACATAACCCCCTAAACCTAATTTAACAATATCTAACAACTGCAATTCTAATTCTAATGGTATGTGTTCATTAGTCCATCCAAACCATTTACAAACCAATATAACACCAAATGTTAACATCATTATAGGTCTCCAACTCTTTTGAATCCAATTACCATTCATTTCAGTTTTTACAACTTCACCTTGAACAGCAGCAACATCATTTAAACCTTTTAAAACAACTTCTGTTAATTGTTTTTTAGCTTCTGATTTTTCTTCATCATTGGTAAATACATTATCAACAACTTTGTTAACTGCATCAATTGTTCCACTCTTTAAAAAATCTAATACACCCATAAATTAAACATTAAATAAATAAACTTTTGGATTCTTTTCATTAGAATAAACATCTAAATGAACCCAATTTATTTGCTTCCCATTCATTTCATTCTCTAACCTTATTTTGTAAGGTAATTTATTTGGATTACCAGCTAACCAAATTCTAACATCCATAGCATCAACACCTTGAATATCAAAATCAACAGCACAACCTAAAACATGAGCAGATAAATATGTTTTACCTAGTCTGTTTTTATTCATTACCATTCTGCAAGTGTTTTCTCTTAAACCTCTTTGGCTAAATTTACCACCCCATTTCCAATTATTTATTGTTATGCTTTTTTTAAACTCTTTTCTAATTATAAGCATTGTGTGAAGTAAACGTGGCGATATAAATTGCCATGCTGATTCTCCATATTTTTCAAATACTTGTTTTGAAACAAATTCTTCAATACAAAAGTATTTTTTAATTTCCTGTAATATTTCTTCATCCTTCATACTAAACTATTTCTGTAAATCCTTTTCCAATTTCTTTATCAATTAATTCTTTCAACCATGATTCAACTAAATCTACACTTCCAGATTCATTTAATTTTTCCCATTGTTCAGAAGTACATTTTTTTGAAATTCTAAATTTTAGATTATCAACTTTTGGTACTGGTAATTTCTTTTCATCAATCGCTTTTTGATTAAAATATAATTTTAAATCATATACTATTGTTGTAACATCACTTAAAAATCTGGCATTGTAATCTACTATGCTTCCAGCTTTAACATTTCCACCGTCTGGACGTTGTAATTCTTTGTTAATTTGTATCATTTTATTTATTTTTTTTTGTAAAATTAATTAAATTTTATAATTTATTCCAAGAACCACTTTCATAACCCCAAAAACCAACACTTGTAAATGTTGCATCAGTATCAGAAGTAAAAACCATTAAACCTTCACTTGGTGTTATTGCAGATGCTTGTGCAGCAGTCATTGGTGCAATTCTGAATCCTTTACTTGTACTGTTTACTTCTAAAGCAGCAGAACTGCTTGGATTATTTGTACCAATTCCAACATTTTCTGTTCCAGCATTCATGTAAAAAACATAAGTTTCATTGTCTCCTGACATTTGAAAATCGCCAGTTGCTAGTTTAGAAACATTGTGAAAGTGTTTACCAGTTGCATCAACATACATTAAATTGTTTCCAGATAAATTTTGTAACCATAAAACCAATTGTGACGCTGTATTACCACCAGCTTTAAATAAACAAGTTGTGTTTCCACCAGAAGCAGTTGTACTTCTAACTTCAAATTGTGCAACAGCAGCAGCCGTTAAAGCATTTGGAGTAACTAAAACACGACCAGTATCTTGAATTTTTAGATCATTTTTCAATATCATTGACATTTTAACATCTCCAGATGTAGGTATTCCAATTATTGTTTGTATTTGACCACCTAATGTTTTAGAACCTGTTGAATCATTATAGTAAAAATCAATGCTGTTATTATCTCCATTTAAACCACCGCCTGATCTGTTCTCATGTAAAGAAATTGGATTTATACTTCCATTAGTATCTATATTTAATCTAAAATTAGCATCTCCAGCTTGACTTCCTAGAATAACAGTATCACTATTAATGTGTGCAACATCTGTATTTATTGAAACATTACCATCATTAGCTTCAAGATATGTACCTGTATTATTTTTTAAATTCAATTCTGCTGAATCTGTTGCTTGATCAAAACCCATTCTGGCTTTTTCAACATCACTAATATCATTAACTAAAAAAGCATTATCTGTAACTTCATCAGCAACTTTTACTATCACATCACCACCATTAAATTTAGTAAAATTACCATTTGCAGTTACGTTTCTATCACCTGTTAATGTTCCATCAGATGTGTAAAGCGTTTGAACTTGCGATTTAATATAATTAACAAATTCAAGAACCTTCATTTTTGCAGATTCATAACTTGATCCAGCATCATCTGTTGAATCTACATCTAACAAATCATCATTTTCAATTGTTGATTCAATTCTTTGTTTTGTGTATTGGTTTATTTGTTGTCCCATTTTTTATTTATTTAAAAGTTTCTTTTTCTGAATTTATCCTGTCTATCTACAAATTTCATTGTGTATGATCTGTCTGGTGTTCCTTTTATTTCTGGTTTATCTATTTCTGTTACCATTACATCAACACGTCTAAAAATGCTTTCTGCTTTAATTAGATAATCTGTTATTAATACTTTATTTCCTAATAATTTGTTATAAAGTAATTTTGTAGCAACTTCATAATTAATTAAACCAGTTATTAAAGTCCATTCCCTACTGTTTTTTGCAGTAATTTGTCGCTTTTCATGGTTCGTATTTATGTAATTTTCAACCTCCAAAACTGGTGAAGGATTACCAAACCTTCCTGTTATCCTTAAACTAGAGTACCAATTTAAACCAGTAAAATCAAATTGACTTCCAAAAATATTTCCATTTTGATAACTTTCAATCCTTACAGTATTATTAGCTTCAACATCACCATATTGCAATAAATTAAACAACCTACTTTCATAAGTAGATGCAACGCCAATTATATTCAATTGTGCTTTTACTTGATAATAACCATTACCATGTGTTGCCTGTACAAGCTCCCAGTCTAGCAAATAACCTACGTAAAGCTGTTGTTCTGCATTACCACTAGCAAAACCATTAAAATAAGTACCAAATGCATTAGTATTTAAATCTTCAATCTTTACATCATCTTTGTAAAGTTCGATTGCAACCGTATCAGAAGCAACAAATCTTTTAAATAAAAAATCATTTTTATCATTTTTATAATACTCATTGTTTGGTGCTTGACTTGCAAAAACTTTTTCAATATATTGGCATTGAATATAATCACAAATGCAAACATCATTAATTTCATCTGTTGGTATTTCTGGTAAAGCTGGACCTAATACTTTTACAGCATTTCCAGAACCGTAACTGTATGGATTTGTATTTGGTAATTGTGTTATTATCATGGTGATTCTACTTTGTTTGTTGGTGTTCCACTCGTATCTTTAACTTCGTTTAATGGGCTTGTTCTTTTTCCATCAACTAAAGATGTTGAATCTTGTATTCTACTAGATAAATTATAATTAACACCAGATTGTGCTAATGATCCATCAACTAAACATTCAAAAACAACATTACCAGCATTAAGATATACAAATAAATTAGTACCACTAGAAGGAATCAATATTTGGTTTGATGCTGGAGCATTTAAAGAACTCATTTCTGTTATTTGTGATCCAATATCACCAGTTTCTTCAATTCTATTTATGCCCCAAATACCAGTTAATGATGTAACAGGACCATTTGAGTTCGTCCAAGTTGTTCTAAATAACGTATCTTGACCAGTTAAAACAGCACCATTTAAATTTGCTGATGTTAATGGATTAAATGTTTCTACAACACCGCTCCAAACCGCTGGAATATTACCATCTTCTTCATAATCAAAAACACCTAGTGAAGGGCTTAAAAATAAATAATCTGTTAAACCAGAAGTTCCAAATGTATTTGTTCCAAACAAGTTAGCAGAAACAGCTAATTTAATATCATAACCATTTAAAGCTGAATAATTACTAGCTTTATTATTTAAATTATCATTTGGTTCATTAGAATCATAAAAAATTGTATCAACTCCTAAGTTAGCAATCCAATCTTGCCAACTTATTTTTTGTGCAAATCTACCGTTATAAGTTTGAACACCAGCAGCATTACTTCCAACACTTAATTGAACATCATTAAACTGATCACTTGCGTTTAATATGTAACCTCTATTTGTTGATATGTTTAATTGTTGAACTCCACTACTAACAACACTACCAGCAATCTGATAAGAATAAGAATCTAATTCAAAAACATTATTTGTTGTCGAATTATGTGCTACCAGTTTAAATTCCAATGTATTAATAAAAGCATTTAAATTCAAATCTAAATCAAAATCAAAATCAACAACCAATCCATCTTCATTCCATGAAGTCATATTTGTTGAAGGTGATCCAATACCAATTTGTCTATCGTGTGGATAGATATTAAACTTTGTTACGTCCATTAATCCAGCAATATCTGGACTTTCATCATATAATCCAACATCAGCAAGTAACATTACTTTGTCAGAATTTCCAGCACCAAGTCCTGTATCTCCAAGTTGAACAGCTAGAACAAAATATATTGGATTTTGTGCAATTTTATTTGATAATCTTATTTTTTGAGCAGTATTGTATTCAACATCAAATTCAATTTGTAAATCAGTACCAACAACAGTAGCAAATCCATTAGTTATAAATGAATCACCAGAAATTGGTGCTTGACCTTCATTTTCAATTACTCGATCATAAATAAAATTATCTTTTAAATCTGTTAAAACAGTATCTTCATATTCACTTTGTTCTGGTAAATAACTTACATAAGCTCCAAACCTTTCACCACCTGTATAAGCTCCAGCAGTATTTTCAACAACAACTGTTACTCTAGTTTTACCAGCTACTAATAACCCACTAGCACTAGTTAATGTGTTTGCATCTTGATAACTTACAGATTTAACATTGTATAAATTATTGAATCCGTTAAAGTTTTCATTATACCATGCAATACTTCCTTTTACGTAGTCAATTTGCTTTGTTTTTTCACTATTTGGATTAGATAAAACTGTTCTAAAACCAGGCTCATAAACATATTTAAGTGAATTTAATCCATTTAATAATGGTGGTATTACATTATTTTGAAGATTTGAAAGTTCACCATCTAAATAATAAGGAACTATTGTATATTTATGCAATACCTCAAACAATTGTGCGCCAGTTTGTGCTGTTGCTGGATTGTAAGAATCTTGAACAAATCTAATCTGCATTGATCCAGTTTGCCAATCTTTATACTGTCCTAACTTCTGCATAAATTGAAATGATGTATTACGAACACCACCAACTCTTTCACCTACTCCAGAAGCATAATAAGCTTGATCATTACCACTAACTTTTGATTCTACATTAAAACTTTCATTGTTGCCAATTAAGCCAAACTTAAATATTGAAGCAGTTAAATCTGTTGTACCTCTAATTTGTGCATCAGTATCAGCATTTGCCCTTGAACCACTAAGTAATGTAAAAAACATTGTTGTAGCACTTAAAGATGTTATTTGCCCAGAAAAATTAGTACCACCACCACCAGAAATATCTTCATAATAAAATGTATCACCAACAGAAAATCCATCAGTTATAAAATTACCAGCAGTACTATAAATTGAACCTGTTGCTGTATTTACAGTCCATGTTGCACCGCTATCTTTACTTTTTGAAGTCCATCCAATTTCAATTAGCTTATAATCTCGAACCGTCTCCATTACAGAACCAGCTAAATTGTTTGTAAAATCTAAAGGATTATCAACAAAAAACAATCCATTTTGAAATTCGCTTCTAGTGTTTTGATTTTTTATTATTATTTCAACTCCCATGATTAAATATTTTTACTTGTTCCATAAAAGTCGATAGATTTAATTCACCTTTCTTTGCACTTTTTAATGAATTTTCTATAAATTCAAATTGTGCTGGTGTACAAGCCTTTTTAACTTCTGGCATCTTTTCATTTATTTGTTTATCTTTTTCATTAATAAACCTTTCAAGATTTTCAGTTGTTTCTTTTAATAATTTTTGTAAATCATCCATTATTGAGGCTCTATAAAAGTTTCTTGTAAATTTTTAGTGTAATTTTCTTCAACCCAAAAAGAAATATTTGCTTTATCTTTACCAGTTACCCATGTAAAATTAATTATTTTTGCTAAATTACCATTGAAATAAAAGTAACTATTTTCTGTTAATTGCTTAAAATCTTCTATTCCAAAAGGAATTTCAATATCATTGTAAACAGCTCTTTGCCTTTTGAAATTATTTTTTATAAAACTATCATAACTCAAATATTCATCATAAAGATTTTTAGCATTAAATAAACTCCTGTGATTTGTTGGTAATTTACCACCAAATAATGGTAATAATTTTGGTATTGTATGCCAATTTTCGCTTTGTTTTAAAACACCGACTTTTGCACTTATTGATCCAGAAAAATTTGTACCACCACCAAGTGTTCCAGTAACAGAATCAACAATACCACCTAATGTTTTTAATAGTTTTTCTATTGCGTTTAGTTCATTTTTTCTATTGCCTAATGCAACATTAAAATTAACTTCATCTAATCCTTTTAAAAGAACCGCTTGTTGGTTTTGAACTGTTATTGGATCGGTGTGTATTTCATAAGCAGTACCTTTATAATTATCAATTGTCCATTCATCATTTTGATCAATGCTAAATTGTATCACTCTAGTTCCTTTTAAATCGCTTAAATTGTATCTTTTTGATTCAATTCTAACATCTGGCATTTGCCATAATG